TGTGTACCAACCTCATTGCCCTCACCATACATTTCAAGAACATATCTTGTTAGTTCTACTGGTTCTTTAGGCCACATTGTATAGGCATCAAAGATATCATTGACAAGTAACAGTAACCAATCTAGTTCTGGGTCACCATATATTTCATAAGAAACCATGTCTGGTCTCATACCTGGTGAGATATAATATGGTTTGAATAGAGTCGCGTATTGTTCAAAGTCATCACGTATTCTAGCACTACGGAAGAAGTTCTTCCCTAGCACATATTCCAGAGAAGATTCTTCCAAGTAGTTCTTGGATACTTCTACTCCATAGTAAACATCTGGTAGGTAGTCGAAGAAGTTTGCCATATCAGTATCCTTGGAGAGCCATTTCTTTTACAACGTATTGAACTTCTTTGAAGTTTAGATTGATTGCAATTGCAGGTACGTGTGCTTTATTTACTTCGCCATCTGCATTTTTGAATGATACATACTGCCCGTCAGGTGTATAACTAACTGCTATACCTTCCAACACACAGGGAGCAAATTTATAGTGAGGTATCTCAGATAGTTCATTACCATCTGCTGTCAATCTTCGGAATGATAGTTCAAATTTATCAGGTACATGTAGATAACGTCCATCGATTGCAGTCTCACCTAACGCAGCACTACCACCAGTAGCAGGACCTTGATCTTGTGGATTGAATGATGCTAAGGAACCTGCCTTTAGATAGGCAATGATCTGACCGATGACAGCACTCTCTGCTTCACTTCTTGCTACCATTTTGAATGAGAATGAATGCGATCTAAATGACATCCCTTGGAATATATTTTCTTCATATGGATTGAAGATTTTTCCTTGAGATACTGCAAGTAAATCATTTTTACCACCACTAAAATCTGAACCCACTATCGCGCCAACACCTTTAGTTGCCTTTGAGATACCATCCATGACAGTTTCAGGCATTTGATCTCCTGCAAACTGCTTCAAAGTATCTGTGGCATTAGCAGCAGTCAAATTAGAACCTTCTGCTAACATTCCAGCAGCAGCAACTCCAACAGCACCGAACTGCACTTCACTATATTTACTTACATAATTTACTTTGATGTCAGGTGGACATGCTAAGAAACAAATGGTTCCATTCTGCTTTTTCCCTCCTTGATATCCACCTGCTTTATTATAAAAGAACCCCTTGTTCTTCGCGTTGGTCGCTTTCTTATCACGAAACCTACGAATCCTCAAGTAATCAACAGCACCAGTAGGTGAATCCTCATTATAATCATCAAAATCACCAGGCATAGGCACGCCAACAGGATATATTAGATTAGCCATGTAAGAACCTAAATACTATCAGTCTATGTACTATTTAGTGATGAGATACCAGGGAAAGTACCGACCGTCTTTTCCAATGAAGTACAAGGGTGATCCAACGAACATTGTTTACAGATCGTCCTGGGAATATAAGTTTATGAAATGGTGTGACATAACACCATCCGTTCTTGAGTGGGGCAGTGAGGAATTTTTCATTCCATATATTTCACCTGCTGATGGAAGGAAGCATAGATATTTTCCAGATTTTTATGTGAAGATAAAAGGTCGTGGTAAATATGTGGTTGAGGTCAAACCGTTTTACCAAACGCAAGAACCTAAGACACAGAAAAGACACACCAAAAGATATATCAATGAAGTTGTGACGTATGCTGTCAATAAGGCAAAGTGGAAAGCAGCACGAGAGTTTTGTAATGATAATTCCATGGAGTTTATGTTGATAACTGAGAAGGAGCTCAAAGTCTAATGCCATCAATAAATCGTTTCAAATTAGCAGAAGAAGCAGCAGAGGCTACACTTGGTGGGTCTCTACAGAACTTTATGTCCCATGTTATGGGACCTGAGAAGTATGGGGTATCTACTTCTCAATTGTGGCATTTCCAAATGACCTATCCCCGTTGCTTGGCAGGAGATCTGGGTTCTGGAGGATTGCATAGTGGCATGTTCAAGAACAAATATATTGACCACATGAGAGTCTTCTCCATGTATGCAAACGAGGTCAATACTCCTACCAAACAGATCACTACTGCTGGTTACAGAGCAATCGGATCTGAGATCAACTATGTGACTGGTAGTACATTCTCTGAGATGAATGTACAATTCCTCATTCCTAGATCTTATATCAATGTATTAGTTTTTGAACGATGGATGTCCATCATGGCAAACGATGCCAACCAGTATGTTGATTACTACAATGAGTATGTTGCTCCAGTATTCTTCATCTATAAGTTTGAGCGTGGTAGTAAGAGGGATCTGATTCCTGCAGACTATAATGAATACCTCAGAGCGGGTGGTAAAAATAGATCATGGCCTAAGCACAACAAAGTTGTAGGCATGTGGCACATGTATAATGTATTCCCCAAGTCTATTGGAACGCTGCAGTTTACCAATAACCCTGGTGAACTAGTAACACTAGACGTTACCCTACAGTATGAACGTTATAGATTCTTCTCCGATCCTACATTTGGTGGCGACGTTGGTAATAAAAAAGGTAGAAAGAAAAGACAGCAAAGAAATAAGAGGTCAAACAATAATAGAACAGCACCAGAATCACGTAGATCTAAGAAGAACCGAAGGGATAGGAGTGGCAACAAGTATAAAGATAATCGGATAGTCTGATACGAAATTCAACTTTTTATTCCATAAAAGGGGGCAAAAAAACCGCGCCAAAAAATGAACCCCTATAGATTTTTACTAAATACAATTACTGAATTGATTACACTATGGCATTACCAAAGATTGTTACTCCACACTATACTTTGAAACTCCCTTCAACAGGAAAAAATGTAAAATTTAGACCATTTCTTGTCAAAGAGGAGAAACTTTTATTGATGGCAATGGAGACAGCAGATGAGAATAGCACTATTGAAACTATTCAGCAGATTATCAAGGATTGTACTAATATTGCAGTACCCATTGACTCTCTGCCTACCTTTGACATTGAATATCTATTCTTGAAAATTCGTTCTAAGTCTGTTGGTGAAACCTCTAAGGTTCTTCTGACTGCACCCGACGATGGCGAAACTGAAGTGCAAGTTGAGATCAATCTTGCTGCAATTGAAGTTTCTGAAGATGATGAGCATGATAAGACGATCAAATTATCTGATACCATGGGTATGGTAATGAAGTATCCATCTTTGCATACCTTTGTCAAGATGAATATCAGTCCTGATGATGAAGAACGCGATGAGATTACGCAAGTATTTGATCTTGCATCTGATTGTATTGACAATATCTATGATGAGAATCAAGTTTACCCTGGTGCTGATTCTTCTAAGCAAGAAAAAGTTGATTTTCTTGAGCAGTTGACCTCCGAACAGTTTCAACAAGTACAAAAGTTCTTTGAAACTATGCCTAAACTGATGCATGAGGTTGAGGTTACTAATCCAAACACTAATGTAACTTCTACAGTGACACTGGAGGGACTAGCGTCTTTTTTCGCGTAGCGATGTTACATAATAGTCTCAAAAACTATTATGAAACTAACTTCGCGCTAGTACAATATCATAAGTGGTCTCTCGAATCTATAGAAAATCTTATCCCATGGGAACGTGATATTTACATCTCGATGCTCATGGAATATCTGAAGGAAGAGGAACGTCGTTATAAGGAACAATCAAGTAAACGGTAATGGCAAAACTCGGTTACAAATTTGTAAATCCTAGTCTCTCCTCCAAGGATAAGGAGACTCTAAAGGCTAGTGGAGCAAAAACTGCAGACGCCAAAAAAATACCATCAGGAAAGGTTATTCTTGGCATCAATAGAATTGGTGCTACGACAAATAGTATCCTAGCATCAATACAGGGACTGAAATCTATTGAGGAAGTTCGTGCAATCTCTCTGAGAAATAGTGAGGTTGATGAACGTAGAGCAGACAGAGACAGGCAACTTGATCAGAAAGAAGCAAGTCAAGAGCGTGGTTCTGTATCCAAATCTGTAGATGAAAAGAAAGTTGGTAAGGAAGTACAGAAGAAGGATAAGAAACTAAAAAAGAAGGGTAGTTTTCTGCAGCAGTTGCTGACACCCATCTGGAATCTGATATCACCATTCATCAAGTTTGCTGCCGTTATTGGCATCATGAAATGGTTCCAGGATGAAAAGAATGTAGAAAAAATAAAGAAACTTGTAGAAGTTGCCAAAGTAATTTTCGATTTCCTTTGGAAATGGGGAACGTTTGGTGTAACTAATCTGATGGACGGTCTAGCAGGACTGTTTGGTGGTGTTAGTAAGATCATGAAGGGGGACCTGGGAGGAGTCTGGGAATCCATAATGGGATTCGGACAACTTCTGGTAGGATTGCTTGCCCTCAAGGGTTTAGCGATGTTCCTAAACCCATTCAGTTTGATGGGTGGTATCCTAGATCTCCTAGGAATGTTGTCATCGGATGATGGCAGCGATGTATTTGACAGAGATAAAAAACCTGATGCCGATAAACCAGGTAAACCTAGGAAGGGACCTAAGACTTGGTTACAAAAACTAAGACAAAGAATCAGGATCGCATACAAGCGTCTGAAAGGACGCTGGTTGAAGAAAGTTTTAGGTGTATTCAATCGTATTGGTACATTCCTTGGCGATCTTGCAGCAAAGATTGCTAGATGGGGTGCAAACTTTTTCAAGACTGTAGTCAAACCTAAGATTGCAAAGGCAGTTGCAGCTGCAGTTGAAGCATTCAAGAGGAGTTTACCGCCTGGCGTACTAAAACGATTGACATCTGGATTAGATGTCATCAAAGAGGGTGGTGAAGGATTACTCAAACGTGCCGATGAAATAACAAAGCCACTACAAGAGGCTAGTAAAAAAGCAGTAGATATAGCAAAGAAGGTCAAGGCAGATCCTAGGCAGGCATTATCAGAAGCAACAGATGCAGCGAAGAAAAAATTTGTTCAACCTATTACCCAAGGTGGCAGTGATCTACTAAGGTGGTTCTCTAATACAAAATTTGGACAAGCAGCAAAATCGGGTGCAGATTTTGCCAAAGGTGCATGGGATGTTACCAGTGAATTTGCTGTTCAAAAATTCAAAAGTTATAAAGAAGGTTTAGAGGCTTTCCTAAAAGGAGTGCAAGAATTTCCAAAGACAGTCTCTACTAAATGGAGTAAACTGACTGATGATATTGGCAACCTTGCTAAGAAAGGTAAGGACTTTGTTATTGATAGATTTCTAGGTCCACTGAAGGATCAGGCAGGAAAACTGATCCAGGGAAACCCTGTTACCAAGTTTTTTGTTGATCAATTCAAAGGTAAGGCAGGAAAAGAAGGTGGAGAAGGTCTTTTCAAAAAGTTTGTAAAGATTGCGAAACCTGCTGTCCAAGGTACAAAGAATGCTCTTGATGCAGCACCATTCAAGATTGGTCCTCTAGACATTATTGTTGAGGCATTGTTTGCTGCAATGGAATTGAAGGCAGGGCAAGATCCCCGCCGTGTTGCACTAAAACTTGCTGGTTCTATTGCAGGTTTGGTTGCTGGTACTGCTATCTTGGGTGCTATTGGTGCTGGTACTGGTGGTATTGGTGCTGCAATTCTTGCTGGTGTTGTCACTGGTGCTACACAATGGGGTGGAGAATGGTTAGCAGATAAACTTGCTGATGCTATTGGTATTCCTAAGAAGGATGTATCATTCCTGGATGCATTCAGTGTGGATGAGAAAGAACTTGCTGATGCAACTCCAGAAGAGAAACCACCAGAAAAATCTGAGGGTGGTTTAGTTCCTTATGTCAAACCTGTACCACTAAGATCCGCTGGTGGTTTAGTTCGTAATGTCAAGATGGCTATGGGTGGATCTGTATTAGATCCTACTAAGACA